CGGCCAGGTCGCCGTGGTTGTCGCCGAAGGCCACGAATCGGGTCGGGGTGCTCATTGGTTAAGGTGGGGGATAGGTTGGCCGGCATCGTAAGCCGCGAGCATCTCGTCGCGGTGCTTGCGGGCGGTGTCGAGGTCTTTGCCCAGGTTGTGGATGATGTCCGTCTTCCGCCGACGGATGCGCAGCCACCAGCAGGAGCCAAGTTTCTGGAGGTGGTGGTTAGGGTTCTCCGTCTTGATGTAGGCGGGCTTGTCGTTTCGCCCGGTGCGGGTATACTTCGGGCACGCGGCGAGGAACTCAAGGCGCTCGCGGGAGATGCCGATGCGCTTGCCCCAGGCGATGGTCTCAGGGTCTAGAGTCGCCATGTCTTCGCGATATAGCGACCCTCCTGCATTATGGTGTTCCGGCTGTTCGGGGCGAAGGTCAGCTCCAGGTCGAAGGAGTGGCGCTCGCGGATCTCGGCGATGCTGTCGAGCTCTTCGGGGTTGGCGGGGCCGATGCCGGCGGTGGAGACGTAGATCGTGCGCACCTTCCAGCCAAGGTCGATGAGCACGTCCTGGCATACCTCGACCTCGTTAGCATACCTGAGGTCACTGCATATGACCGTCTCGGGGGCCACTCCGGCGGGATCCATATTTATGGGGCAGAAGTTGGCGAGGTTCTTGGCGAAGATGTCGACGTCGATTGACCGGGCGAGACGGCCAGCGGCGACGAGGAAGTCGCGGTGCTGCACCTTGAAGGGCTCCGAGTGAAAGTCCCCGGGCAAGTTGAGCGACATCAGGAAGTCGTTTGACGCGTCCTTCAGATAGTCGGCGAAGTTCTGCTTGCGGGAGGGTCTGGTCGACCACTCCAGGATGCCCGAGGCGAGTGTGTCCTTCCCGGCCCTTGCGAAGCCGGCGATCAGGACGAGAGTCGGCGCGGCCATGGAGGTCATTCGGCTGCGGGAGCCGTGCGCAGGGCTTTTGCGATACGTGAGGCCTTGCGCGTCTGGCGGGCGGAGATGCCGAGTTTACGGCGGACGCGGCGGAGGCTAAGGTCGGGCGCTTTGATGAGCGCTTCGACCAGAGCCTGTCGGATCTTGGCGAGGTTGTTCATCAGAAGGGCGGATTCTCGGGCAGGGGCTCGGAGACGACCGGCTTTTGGCCTCCCTTGGGGAACGTGAGTTTATATTTAAATTGAGGGCGTCCGTTATACTCGCCGGACGGCGTGGCCTCGACTCCGACCAGGCACGTCTTGCCGAAGGCCGGCTCGCAGTAGGTCATGAACTCAGCGGGGGTCGCGTCGAGGCGCAGCTCTTCGGTGTATTTCGAGGAGAACTTACCGACGAGCATCGCGAGGGGCTTGGCCCACTTCGACGAGTAGGACTTGCTCAGGCAGTTGCCTTGGTCGTCGAGGAAGAAGAGGCGGCAGGAGACCGTGCCGTCTTCCCAGACCTTGACCTTGTCGAAGGCGGGCTTGATGAGTTTCAGTTTATAGGTTCCCGCGGTCTCGATGGACTTCAGGGGTTTGCGGTCGTTGTTGGGTTCCATATTAGGCGAAGTTGATGGTCTGAGCGGTGGAGGTGGACTTGATGTCGATTACCTGGATGTCGTCCGGGTAGGCGGGCCAGACGCCGGAGGCCGTGCATTCCTTATACAGCGTCAGCGCCTTCTCAAAGTCCGCGATCGCCCAGGACATGAGCTCAGGGCCGACCTCGCAGACTGAACAGGCGAACGGGGGCTCTTTCTCCACGAATAAAAACCTGAATCCGAGAGGGCGGTGGCCGGTAGCGAGTTCGTAAACGAGACGATACCAATACGCTTGGAGGTTGTAGCGGTAGTTGCGGATGCTCTTGAGCATGCCGGCGGGGGACGCGTCGTCGGTCGTCTTGATGTCCCAGATGTAGTCGCCGCAGACGCCGTCGAGCGCGGCCTTCAGCGGGATGCCGTTGTAATCGACGTGATACATGGCCTCGGTGACGCCGAAGGCTACCTTGTGATGCTTCAGCGCCATCTTAGCGTGAGAGGCGACGAGGTGACCGAGGGCGGACTCTTCCGCGTCGAGGATGGTCTTCCCGATGTTGGCGGTGGCGAAGGCGGCCCACTGTTCCTTACCGTCCTTAGTCCGGCGATCCACGTCCGGGGCGGTCGCGTAAAGGTCGTTAAGGGTGTGCGGCTCCAGGATGGCGGAGTGGACGAACGTTCCGAATCGGAGAGCCTTCGTCTCTTCCTGGGGTGCGTTCATGTAGGCCTGATAATGCGCGGGGCTGACGAGCAGCTTCTTCGCGGCGGACTGGTTCAGCGCCGGGAAGGCGCGGTATTCTTTGCGGTCGTGGATCTGTGGCATGGGTTTGTTTTGGTGGGAAGGTCAGAGGGCCGCGCGTTCATGCGCGATCACGGCCTTGATGCGATCATAGACGGGCTTGATGTGATAGGCCTCCTCGATGTTCTCCGCGTCGAGCCGTTCAAGTTCCTCGGCGGCGGCGTTGATGGCTACCTGAAGATTGAAGAGGTCGTCATTAGAGACGCGGTGAGAATCTTCGGGGGTCGGACGGAGCGCGGCGACTTCGCCGGCTAACTGAGTGAGGACGTTCCTCAGGTATTCGCGGTTGGTCATTTGGTGAAGGTAAGTTCTTTGACCTCCCCGGTCGGAGCGAGCGTAAAGAATCGGACGTTAGACCGGGCGAGCGAGGGGTAGGTCTTTCGCTTCCAAGCGTTGAGGTCGGTCATGAAGTCGGCGGACTTGCGGGCGGTCATTTCTACGTAGGGGTAGCCGTCCAGGAGCAGCAGGAGGGCGAACTGGCGGGGCACGGTCTTCGCAATCGTGGCGATGCCCTTGGGGACATCAGCCATGGTTGCGGGCCTCCTGCCATTCCTCGATGGCGTCGATAAGCTCGTCGGCGTGGATGCGCTGCGCGTGGCGGACGCAGTACCAGAGTTGGTCGCCGGCCTCGCGCATACCCTCAAGGCGCTCTTCCAGCTGCCGGATCCGGGCGTCCTTAGCCGCGAGGAGGTTCTGGCCGTGCATGGCCCCCATGGCGGCGGAGATGGGGTCGAAGGGATTAAAGTCTTTAGGGTCGCTCATCGGGTGAGGGGGCGGGGGGTGGCAGGGGTGACGGAGGAAATGGCCGCAGAACGGATGCCAGAGGCCAAGGAGCCGTCGTCGTCGAGGTCGACCGAGATGCCGCAAGCGGTCTGAATCGACTGGCGGCGGATGTAGGTGATGGCCCCGCCGATCTGCTGGGCGGTCAGGCCTTCGGCTTTGACCAGGAGCGTGCCGAAGTCGAAGCGCTCGCCGGACGCGTGCAGGAAGGCGGTGGATACGCCGACCTTGCCGTCCTGGCTGACTAGCGTCTGGATCAGGGCGAGGTCGTGGTCGAGGAGGACAGGCTTCACGGCGTCGAGCAGCGCGTCGAGGGACACGTACTTGGCGGTGAAGTTGGCCTTCACGATCTTGTTGGCCTTCACGTTGTCGAGGGCCGCGAGGGCGGCGACGAGCGAGGCTGTGGCGGTGGGTTGGGTCTTGGGCGTGGTGCTCATGGGAAGAGGTTATTTGTTGCCGACGGTGGCCGGGTCAGCGCCTTCGATGATGGCCTTGATGGCGTCGAGCGTGAACTGGCGGGTGCGGCCGTCGATGCGGAGGTTGTAGTTGTCGCCGGAGGGGCGGACGGTGGGCGTCAGGAGGCGGGCGACCTTGTTATCCGGAAGAAGGATATACTGCGTGCCAGGGATGAGGCGGATTTCGGTCGTCGGTTTAAGGGTGTTCTTTTTCATAATGGGAAAGGTTCCAAATGGGAGGGTTTAGTCGAGTTATGGAAACTCAGTTAATGACGCCGCGGATGGCGGAGTCGTAGATCAGGAGGGCGTCGGCGTTATAGTCGAAGACATCGGTCTGCGGGAAGAGCTCTTTTGCCCGGGCCTTGAGGTGACGTTTCCAGCCGGAGCCGTGGTCGGACTTCTTGCCGACCGGGTGCGTCTTCTGCCAAGCCTTCGGGTCGATGCGGCGGACTTGCCATCCCATCGCGACGGACGCGCCGTAGATGACGCCGACATTGAACTGAAGTTTAGCGATGGATGCGCCGGGAATCTTCGGGCCGTAGCCGGCGACGCTCGGGGTCTCCAGGTAAAGGGCGACCGACTTCGTCTTGCAGGAGAGCTCGGCCATCAGCTCGCAGATCTCGACGTCGCTTCCTGGCATCTTACGCGTCTCGATGCCGATACCGTCGACCGACCACACGAAAGCACCGTTGGCGCCGGGGTCGACCGCGATAATCATATGAGCCATGCCGAAACTTTCAACGGGTCAAAACCTTTTGCGAGCGGAATAAATTAGCCACGCGGACGGCGTAGTCGTTCGGCTGCCAACCGAGGTTCTGAGCGCCGGTGAAGCCGCGGTTCCATGCAAGGGCGAGTTGTTCGGGGGTCGGGTTGGCGATGCCGATCCGGGCGAAGCGGTCGCGGAGCGTGCGGAGGTGGGCGGCCGCGATCATATCCTGAGCGGTCGCGTCCCGCCACTTCGACCAGGGGAAGCGATAGTGGCCTTCGGCCTTGAGCCGCTCTTCGGCGTCCTTCCATGCGTCACGGCCGACCTGATACATACCGCGTTCGCCGGCCTTGCCGATGGCGCGGCGGTTGTGCCCGGACTCGACCTCGGCCACGGCGGAGAGGAAGGCCGCGTCGGTCTTGGCTTGGGCGTTGAGGCCAAGCAGGAGCAGGGCGACGACGGAGAAGCGCTGGTTAAGGGTCATACGCTCGGCTTGCTCTCCTTGGCGGCTTGCCATCCGTAATACGAAGCCCACCAGCGGTCGTGGTCGAACTCTTCGGCCATCTCGTTGGGACCGACTTCCAGCATGGACTTGTGCAGAGCATCCCCGGCCTTGCGGAGCCGCTCGCACTCGGCCTTGAGGCGGGCGATTTCCTCTTGCAGTTCCTTGCTAGGGATCAGGGTTGAGTTACAGAAAATCATCAAGTGCTGCACCTCGGTTTTGAGGCGGGCGTTCTCGGCTTCCAGCAGGCTTGCCCGGACAAGGTGCGGACAGGTGTCGTCGTCGTGCTTGCTCATACGCGTCGGGGGACTTGTGATCCGGCGACCTCGAAGCCGTCGACTTCGTAGGAGTAGGTGATGCCGACCCAGCCGCCAGCGGCGACGTAAGCCTGGAGCGAGACCTTGCTGGCGCCGTCTTCGTGCAGGGCTTCGTGGTAGTGGTGCAGCAGCTTGTTCATCCGGGTCGAGGCGATGGCGGCCTTGGCGGAGCAGATGTCCCCGCACATGACGCGCTCGTTAATCTCGTAGATCTCGGAGAGCAGGGCGACCATGCCGTCGAGGTGTTTGAAACTACTCATGGATGGTCTCGTCTCGGTGGGGTTGGGCGTCCGGGGTGATCGCCGTGCCGCGGATGATGGAGTCGTTCAGGTCGTCGACGCGCTGCCGGAGGAAACTGATCTCCTCGGACTGGTCGGAGATGACGTGGGACTGCATCTCCAGCGCGCGCTCCTGCCGATCGCAAAGGGCGCGGAGGGCGTTGGCGGCGGTGTGCAGCGTCTGGGCGTAGCTCCAGGGGAAGAGCCACCAGAGGGCGGGCTTGTCGTGGGGTCGGATTATGGTCATAGGTTTGTAGGGGCGGTGGGAAGGGTCAGGCATCAGCGGAAGTTCTGGAACTTATAGGTCGAGATGTCGCGGGGGGCATACTTCGGCTTCAGGTGGCCGTTGTTCGCGAGCCAGCGGTAGACGACGCAAGCGGTCATGCCGAGGGTCTCGGCCGTCTTCTTACAGTTGTAGCCGGTGGCCTTGTAGACCGGGAGGATCTTCGCCGGCCAGCCGGTCGTGTCGTGCTTGAACACCGTGCGGCCGTTGTGGCGGTGCAGCCGATGGCCGAGGATGCGCAGCCATTCGCGGATGCAGGAGCCGGTCAGGCCCAGGCGGGAAGCGATGTCGTCGGCTCCGAGGCGCTCCTTCTCGTCGAGCTCGGGGAGTTGGGCGCGGAAGGCGAGGATGCGGTCGAACTTGAGTTTGCTCATGTTCACGCCGTTGAGGATGTGCGTGGCCTTGGGGCCGCGGGCGGTGTTGTGATGTCCTTTGGGCATGGTCTTATTTCTTGGACTTGTAAGGGCCGCGGCGCTTAAGGTTCGTCCAGGTCATATCGGTCAGGTCGACCCACATGCGGATCGCGCCGACGGACACGCCCAGGGCGAAGGCGGCGTCGGCCTGAGACTTGCCGGCGATGTTGAGGGCGTTGAGCTGCGGGAAGACGCTGGCGAGGCGGCGGGCGGCGTGGGGCAGCACCGGGCGGGACAGGCGGAGAGGCCTGTCGCCGATGGTGACGATGTCGGTGGGTTCTTGGTTCATGGCGTGGGTGGAGATTAGGCGAGAGTCCAGCAGAGGATGGTGACCTTGGGGCTG